GATACCTATATCAATACTTATGCAACTGGTTTTCCTTTTCGTATAACAACTGATTATTTTACAGATACAGAAATACCAGACCAATTAAAAAAAGCACAAGCGGTATTAGCTGCTTATTTAAACAACAATAAAGACGGTCTTGGACTTAGCGGATTAGAAGACTATAAAAACGTAAAGATTGGATCCTTGGAGGCAACTCCTAATTTTTACGGTGCTGTTGGAGCTGATCGTGTTCCACCAATGTTTGAAAGATACTTCACAGGCATTAGAATTAGTGGACCAGGTAACATCGCTGTAAAAAGAAGCTAATGGGAATTAATTATCCTGCCGCAATCATCATCACAGACACAAACACTCATACGGGAAGGTTTGGGAAAATCACCTGTCTAACAGATTCAACTGTTACTTTAGTTTCTCCTAATGTGACAAAAAATGGTTCTTCAACCGTTTCTGGAATTGAGTTAAAAGCAAGTACTGAGATTGAAGGAGTCTTCACCAGCATTACCCAAACAAGTGCAGGATCACTTATTGCTTATCGTATCTAATGAGTCTTGCTTCTTCTTTAAAAAAAGCAGCATCTAAGAGTCTAAAAGCTCTTGGTGGTTCTGTAACGATTAGAAAAGTAACGGATGGAACTTACAACACAGAAACAGGCTCAATGGGTGCAAGCACATCAGACACTATTGTTAATGGTGCTTTATCTAATGTTAGTAATTCTGAGGTTAATGATTTAATTCAGGCACAAGACAAAGTTTGTGTTATTTCAGCAGGTGATTTGGATTATGTTCCAACGCCTAAAGATCGTGTTGTAATTAGTTCAGTTGTTTACCAGATTGTGCAAATCAACACGGAGGAGCAGAATAATATTCCAATTGCTTTCACTTTGTTTTTGAGGTCGTAATGACTAGAAAAATAAGGCTAGATCAAATTGATGATGTAATGGCCGAGGCCGTGCAAAAGTTAGTCAGAGTAACAACGCTGGAATGGTCGGCAAGAGTGCAACAAGCAACTCCAGTTGACACTGGACGCTTGAGAATGGCATGGCAAACAGACATTTCAAAGCCATATATAGGAACAATTTTAAACAATGTGGAATATGCAGAGCCAGTTGCTTATGGTCAGAATTTGCCGCCTTCATGGGGAGGAGAATATAGAACAAGACAAGGAACAGTAAAAGGTTATCCAGAAATTATTGGAAAAGAATTAGAAATCTGGGCTAAAAGAGAATATGAAAAACTAAAGAGGAGTATCTAATGGCATCAGTTGACCTAAACACAATCAGATCGACAATTGAAGCAAGATTGAGAACAGAATTATCAAGTGCACCTCCTGTTCCTGTTGTGTTCAACAATATTTCTTATGACTCAACAAGCGTTGATTCATTTGTGCAATGTCAAATTAGTTTTGGTGCCAGCGCTTATTTAAGTCAATCAAATGATTCTCATAATTCTGTTTTTGGTTTAATTTTGTTAAATACTTACACCCCAGAAGCGACAGGGGCAGGAGCAAATTTAACCATTGCAAAAAGGATAAGAGATTTATACAACCGCCAAACAGTTTCCAGCGTAATTTTTGATGCACCTGTTGGGCCTGAAACATTAACGGGTGCGCCTGATGGCTTTTATCAAACACAGATTAGAATAACTTTTGAGATCTTTGAAAATCTTTAATTATGGAATTTACGGAAGAAATGCTAGATGCAATCGAAGCTATAAAGGGTCGTAGAGATCCAGCTTATTGGGATCCTCGTTGTAGGAGATACATGGAAAAAAACAAAACAGATGCTAAAAATGTAAAAGATACTAAAAAAGGTTAATATACCTGTAATAACTTTTTTTTATTCTCATGGCCGCTGTTAAAGGTGATGTTGGTAAAATCATGTTTGAAAATGCTGGCGGTACTGAGGCCGATGTTGCAGCAACTAGATCATGGTCTTTATCCGTCACTAAAGATACCCACGAAACAACAAAGCAAGGCGATACATCTAAAACATTTATCGGTGGCTTGATTTCTGGTGAAGGTTCAGCAGAGCTTTTGTATGATCCAGCAGAAAGTGCCACAGGTTATACAACTTTCATTGATGATGTTTTGACAACAGGTGATGCAGGGGACGCATTGTTTGAATTGTTCCCTGATCGTGCAACATCAGCAAAAAAGATTGGTTTTGCTGGCATTATTACAGGTGCTGAATACGGGGCAACGCTTGGAGAAACTCAAATTATCAACATTTCATTTATCACTACTGGTGCTATCACCTCTGAAATTTAATAGTATTAAATAAAGGATACCTAATTTATGTCAGCCAAAAGAACAGTAAATCTAATCACTGAGGCTTTCAGTGATGAAATGTCTACTCGTCGTAAATATGAGCTAAAGAATAGGAACGGTGAAACAATTGTTGAGTTGTATTTTCCTCCTTTAACAAGGCACGATAGGCAACGAGCGCAAGCATCAGCAGGAACAGACGAAGCTTTAACCGTATCAACTCAATTACTTTGCCAGATGGCAGAGTTAGAAAATGGAACAAAAGCTTTTGCAATGGCAGACGCACCAAATTTACAAAGAGAATTACCAGAGAATGTATTAAATGAAATTGAGTTATTTTTGTTTGATGTTCAGATTGATTTAGATACAGCAAAAAAAAGCTAAAGGGGAATAGCTGGCTAAGATTTGAGTTTTTCCTAGCAACAGAATTAGGCCAAACAGTTAGTGTTTTAAGGTCATCAATGACTGAGGAGGAGTTTATTTATTTTGCTGCTTATTACGAGATAAAAGCGGAGGAAGAAAAAAAGGCAGCTAATCGAAGCAAAAGGAGGTTATGAGGTTAAACTATATAAAAAGGTTTGTGTAAGTAGTGGCTCAGTCAAATGTAAAACTTACGGTTGACGGCTCACAGGCAACGAGAGCATTAGGGCAGGTTCAAAGAAAAACACAAGCATTGACTGGAACGGTTAATGTTTTAAGAAATGCGTTTTTAGGTATTGGAGCAGCAGCAGTTGTAAGGCAAACCGTCAAACAAGCAACAAGCTTTCAAAAACTAGATGTACGTTTAAAACTTTTAACCAAAGCTTCAGGCACTTATGCTGGTTCTTTGGATCTTGTAACAGAAGCACAAAAGAAATTTAATTTAAGCGGAACTGAGGCATTAGAAGGAATTACAAATATTACGGCACGTTTAGCACCTTTAGGGGTTTCATTAGATGAAATAAAAACAACATTTTTTGGTTTTAATACGGCTGCATTGTTGGCAGGTGCTTCAGCTCAAGAGTCTTCCAATGCATTCAGGCAATTAGCGCAGGCACTTGGTTCTGGCCGTTTACAAGGTGATGAATTTAGGTCATTAGCGGAGCAGGTTCCAACTTTGCTTGCACCAATAGCGGCCGAATTAGGGACAACAGTTGGAGGCCTTAAAAAGTTTGCAAGTGAAGGTAAATTAACTTCTGATGTTGTTATAAGAGCATTAAAGAAAATAGAAAAGGATGGAGGCGCAAGTTTAAGAGAATTAATAGCAAATGACCCAACGGCTGTCTTTAAAAGTTTTACAAATCAAACAGAAGAACTTTCAAAAGCTGTTGGTAATTTATTTGCACCTGCGGTTTTAGCAGGAACAAAAGCATTAACAAAATTAGTTGAGGCGGTTACAGATTTTGCACAATCGCCACTAGGAAAGACTGTCGCAATTTTTACGGCTTTTGCTTTAGCTGTTAAAGGTGTTGTTGTTGTTGCTGGTTTACTTTCTGCTGCCGTAACGGCGTTGGGAGCAAAATTAAGTATGGTTGGTGTGACTTCTTTAATTGCATCAACAGGATTAAAAGGAATTGCCGCCGCCACATTATTAGCAACTACTCAAACATCTGCTTATACAATTGCTTTAGGAGCATTAAAACTTGCTACTGTAGCAACAGGTTTTGGATTGATTGCAGTAGCTATTGGAGGCATTGCAACGGCATTAATTAAAGCAAATGAAGAGCAAAAAAAATATAATGACTTGATAAAAAAAGGAACAGATGCCGAGGTTCAAAAAGAATTAAGTAAGCTTCTTCTCCAACAGGTAAAACTTAATGCAAGATTAGCAACTGCAAAACACAATAATAATAAACGTGCTATTAATTCATTAAGCACAGAAAAGCAAATACTTGATACTCAAATACAAACTTTAAAAGAGAGATCAGATGAATTAGATAAAAATAGAAGAAAAATAGAAGCAGGAACAAAAGCATTAACAGAACAAGAGGAGGCAGCAAAACAATTAAAAGAAGCTTACAAAAAGATTGGTGATTCTATTGCAACTAATATTAGAGATAACTTAGTTGAAGCAATAAAAGGAACAAAATCATTGGGAGATATGGCAAGGAATATTATTGATGATCTTGCTGATTCATTAATTCGATTAGGTGTTACTCAAGCTTTGAAACAATTTGGAGGTAATTTATTTTCAGGGTTAAGCTTTGCAAATGGAGGGCGGCCTCCTGTAGGAAAAGCATCACTTGTGGGGGAGCGTGGGCCTGAATTATTTGTACCAAGCCAGTCTGGAACAATCATTCCTAATAATCAAATAAGCGGCGGCGGCTCAACAAATATTGTTGTGAACGTAGATGCAACAAATACAGAAGTTGAAGGAGATGGAGGACAAGCGGAAGAATTAGGAACTATGCTTGCAGCAGCAGTTCAAGCTGAACTTGTTAATCAGCAACGACCTGGAGGACTCTTAGCAGGTACACGTTAATGGCAACTTTTCCTTCGATAACTGGTTCAGGTGTTTCAATCACTCCGCAATATGGAGTTCAAAAAAGATCAGCACCTAATAAACGTGTTGTTCGTTTTGCTGATGGGTACGAACATCGAATTTTATTTGGGTTGGACGCGCATACAAATCCAAAAGTTTATTCTTTAAAGTTTGCAGTTTCAGAATCAGTTGCAGACACCATAGAAACATTTTTAGACGAAAGAGCATTAGATCAAGCTAGTTTTGACTTTATCCCTCCAGGTGAAAGTTCAGCAGGAAAGTTTGTTTGTGAGGCATGGAATAAATCTATTCCTTACTTAAATAGAGCAACAATCACAGCAACTTTTAGGGAAGTATTTGAGCCATGAGTTTAGATCCAATTATTAGTGATCTACAGAAGATCAACCCTTCTGCAATTATTGAATTATTTGAATTGGAATTAGATTCAATCTTACATGGTAGTCAAACAATCATGACATATAGATTTCATGCAGGAAGCAATTTAAATTTAAACGCAAAAGTTGTTTGGCAAGGAAATTCTTATTTAAGATACCCAGTAGAAGCAAGTGGGTTTGCTTTTCAAAAAGGCCAACTTCCTAGACCACAAATAACAATTAGTAATGCTTTGTCTTTGATTAGTGCTGTAATGTTAGAGGTTAATTTAATAACAGCAGGTAATGATTTAACAGGTGCAAAAGTAACAAGAATTAGAACATTAGCTAAGTTTTTAGATAGTGCTAATTTCAGTTCTAATGGTTTTTTTGTTCAAGAAAATTTAACAGATTTTATTGCATTAGAAGATGGTAATTTGTTTGAAGAAGAAGCTACATCCCCTGGAACTCCTGCTAATAATGAATTTCCAAGAGAAATATATTATATAGATAGAAAAGTTGCTGAAAATAGAAATGTTGTTACGTTTGAATTAGCAAGTGTTAGTGATTTAGCAGGGATCAGATTACCCAAAAGACAATGCACTAGAGATGTATTTCCCTCTATTGGTACATTTGTTTAATGCACTGGAAAGCAAAAGCACTAGAACACGCTAAAACAGAAGACCCAAAAGAATCTGTTGGCTTGTTATTAAACATCAAAGGTAAAAATGTTTATTATCCTTGTCATAATTTATCAACTTATTCTCAGCAATGTTTTATTTTAGATCCAAAAGACTATGTAAAAGCCGATGCTTTAGGGCAGATTGTTAGTGTTATTCATTCACACCCAACGACTCCAGCAATAGCAAGTGAAGCAGATAAAGTAAGTTGTGAAGCAGGTGGCTTGCCTTGGTATATTGTCAATCCTAAGAATGAGGAATGGGGCTATTACGAGCCAACAGGATACAGACCAGCATTGAAAGGAAGACCATGGTGTTGGGGCGTTACTGATTGCTGGAGTTTAGTCAGAGATTGGTATTCAGAAGAAAAGGATATTAATTTAATGGATTGGGAGCGACCTGTTACCCCTGAAGAATTTTTAGAAAAACCTATGTTTGAAGATTGTGCAGAAGCAACAGGTTTTCGCTTATTAAAACCAGAGGAAAAACTAGAGAATGGTGATCTTTTGTTTATGTCAATTATGGGTAAGGGGTTAAATCATGTTGCGATCTTTTTAAATGGAGAAGTTTTACATCACTTAGCAGATCGTTTAAGTTGTCAGGAACCTTATTCCGAATGGTTGCTAAAATGTACGGGAGGCAGGTATCGGTATGTTGAAAACAATTAAATTGTATGGTGATCTAAGAGAGATCACAGGGCATAGTGAATTAGATGCTCATGTAAATAGTGTTGGAGACTCTATAAGGTTTTTATTAATGAACTGGCCTCAATTAGAGGCTCACATGAATACACGACATTATCAGGTTCTAACAGATGGAAATGATATAGGAGAAGAAGAAATTCATTATCCAGTAGCGGAAGAAATCAAGATTGTTCCTGTTATCGCTGGTGCAGGAGGCGGTGCAGGAAAGTTTTTAGCTGGTGCAGCAATTATTGGGTTATCTATTGCAACAGGTGGGGGCTTTGCTGCTTTAAACGCTACTCTTACGGGTGCTACTGCAGGAGGTTTAACAGGACTCTCTGCCATTGGTTTTAAGGTTGGCGCAGGGTTAGCCTTGATGGGTGTTAGTGAAATGTTGTTTCCTGTCCCAAAACCAGAGAAGTTTGAGAATGATCAAGATCCACGCATTTCATTTGACTTTGGTGGAACGCCAAATACATCCAGAGCAGGAACAACGCATCCAATCGTGTATGGAGAAATATTTACAGGCTCTACTGTTATTAGTATGAACTTAACGACTGATCAGGTGACAGCATGACGAAAGTAATACGAGGAGCAGGTGGTGGTGGGCAAAAAAGTCCACCTAAACCAACTCGTGCGCCTGACACATTAAACAGTAGGCAATTTGTAACTCTTCAGGACTTAATTAGTGAAGGGGAAATCGAAGGATTTGCTACTGCATCGAAAGAAAACAGGACACAAGGAACAACTGCATATAATACTGCTGCGTTAAAAGATGTTTATTTAGATAACACTCCTATTCTTAATTCAAGTGCAGATTCTACAAATCCTCAAGCGACAGATTATAACTATCAAGATGTAAGTTTTACTCCTCGTTTTGGTACGTCTGGTCAAACATATATACCAGGAATACAACAGTCGTCTAGTCCTGTTTCTGGTTTCCCTAGAGCCTGTACTGTTGCTAATGGTGGTGTTACTCAACAAATTACAACAACAACTGTTGATGCTGTTCGAGTTACAATTAACTTCCCTCAATTACAAGAGGCAAAAGATAATGGTGATTTATTAGGAGGTAGTGTTCAATTAAAAATACAAATTCAATACAATTCAGGTGGTTATTCCGATGTGATTTCGGATACGATCACAGGTCGTACAGGTGATTCATATTCAAAAGATTACAGAGTTAATATTAGCGGTGCTTTCCCTGTTGATATAAAAGTTGTTCGTGTAACGGCTGATAGCACAAACGCATCATTGCAAGATTCTTTTAACGTCTTGTCAATGCAAGAGTTGATAGACGATCATCAAGCTTATGCCAATAGTGCTTACGCTGCTTTGACTCTTGATAGTAAAATTGTAAGTAATATTCCAAATAGAAAATATAGAATAAGAGGGGTCAAAATAAGGATTCCAGGTGCAGGGGCATCATCATCTGGAACGCCTACGGTTGATAGTTCTACAGGTAGAATTGTTTATCCAACAGGCTATATATTTAATGGAACTATGGGTGCAGCGCAGTGGTGTTCATGCCCTTCAATGGTATTACTTGATTTGCTTACAACGACTAGATATGGTTTAGGCGATCATATTGCTGATAGTAATTTAGATTTATTTAGTTTTGTTGATGCTTCTAAATTTGCCAACACATTAGTTGATGATGGATTTGGAGGACAAGAGGCAAGATTTAGCTGCAATGTAAATATTTTATCTGCAAATGAAGCGTTTAATGTTATTCAAGAGTTATGTGGTGTGATGAGGTGTATGCCTATTTGGAGTGCAGGAACAATAACAATTGCACAAGACAAACCAACTGATGCAAGCTTTTTATTTAGTCTTGCAAATGTAACTCAGGAAGGATTTTCTTATTCTGGATCGTCACTTAAAACAAGACATTCTGTAGTAGCTGTTAGTTATTACAACATGGATTCAAGAGAGATAGATTATGAAGTTGTAGAAGATAGTGCTGCAAAAACAAAACTGGGCGTTGTTAAAAAAGATGTAAGAGCTTTTGCTTGCACTAGCCGTGGTCAAGCTCAAAGATTAGCTAAAGCAATACTTTTTTCAGAACAAAACGAATCAGAAGTCGTTGCATTTACCACATCTGTTGATGCAGGAGTATCAATTAGACCTGGAGCAGTAATAGATATAAACGATCCAGTTCGTAGTAATGCTAGACGTTCTGGGCGCATAAATACTGCAACTACAACTGCAATTACTATTGATGATACACAAGGTTTATCAACATTTGGTGGAGCAAATCAAAAGGTTAGTGTACTTATGCCCGATAACTCTGTTGAAACAAAAGACGTTTTAAGTACGACTAATGGAGTTATTAGTTTAGATTCTGCGTTGTCTGAAGTACCTAATGTTAATTCAATATGGTTTTTAGTTAGCGATACAATTGAAGCTCAAAAATTTAGAGTAATAACTGTTGAAGAAGCAAATGGGATTAATTATAAAATTACAGCGTTATCTTACAGACCAAATAAATATGCCAATATTGAAGAAGGTTTAGCCCTGCCTGCAAGAAGTGTTTCAATATTAAACGCACCAGCAAGCCCACCAACTTCTATAAGTTTTAAAGAAAAAACTGTTGTTAGAAACAGCGTTGCAATATCTAGGTTGTTTGTTACTTGGGTTCCTGTTGATGGTGTAAATCAATATTTGATCCAATACAGATTTAATAATGGAAATTTTGAAAGTCAGGTTGTATTTAGGCCAGATATTCATATTGATAACACTGAAGCAGGAACGTATGAATTTAAATTATTTTCATTTAACGCATTACTTGAAACGTCTTCTACTTCTTTAGATGCAACCTTCAACGCACAAGGTAAAACAGCTTTACCTTCAGATGTTGCGAATTTAACAGCAGAGCCAGTTGGTAATAATTTAATGAGACTTAGATGGGATAAATCAACCGATGCTGATGTTTTGCATGGGGGAAGAGTTTATGTAAGGCACTCTAATAAAACAGATGGATCTGGTACGTTTGCAGGTTCAGTTGATCTTGTTAATGCGTTAGCAGGTAACACTTCTGAAGCAATTGTTCCAGCCCTTGAAGGTGAATACATTTTAAAATTTCAAGATGATTCATTATTATTTTCTGCTAATGAAACAAGTGTTATTGTTGGCCTTCCAGATGTAGGCCAAGAATTAGCAGTTTTAACAAAAAGAGAAGATTTACTTGGAACGCCTTTTAGTGGAAATAAAACAAATGTCACTTTTACTAGCGGCGCTTTACAACTTACAAACCCTGCAAACAACCTTACAGGAACTTATGAATTTGCAGATACTTTAGATTTAGGTGCTGTTTTTACACTGACGTTAAAAAGACATATTCAAAGTCTTGGCGTTCTGATTGGGAGCAATATTGATGATATTCCAGATTTTGATAGTATTTCAAACTTTGATGGAGATCCAGCTAACGACATTGATTGCCAAGTTTTTGTAAAAACAAGTACCGATGCTTCTAGCTATGGTTCGTTTAACCTTTTTGCTAACGGTGAATTTAAGTCAAGAGCATTTCAATTTAAAGCAAATTTATCATCAACAAGCACAAACCAAAATATTAACGTACAGCAATTAGGATATATAGCAATTCTTCCATCTAGGACAGAGCAAAGCACAACAACAATTGCGTCAGGAACAACTGCGGGAGGGAAAGCAATCACATTTGCTAAACCGTTTTTCGTTGGTACTGCTTCTCTTGGAGGGGCTAATTCTTATTTACCTAGTATTGGGATTACTGCACAAAACATGGCGACAGGTGATTATTTTACAATTACAAGTGTTTCAGGTACAGGGTTCACAGTTAAGTTTTTAGCAAGCAATGGTTCAACAGTTCTTGATAGGAATTTCACCTATCAGGCTGTAGGATTCGGCAAAGGGGTATAGAATGAATCAAAACATAAAAGCCTAGTGTCACAGGTCACGAATTTCACAGTTGATAACGCTGCAGGTAATGTTGTTCGTGCCGACATTAACAGTATTCTTGATGCGATAAAAACCAATAGTAGCGGTGGCTCAGATCCTAGTAATCCAGTGAAGTTCATGCTTTACGGAAAATCTAGTGATGATAAATTAAAAGTTTATGACGGGTCAAATTTTAGAGAGATAGGAGATGTAGGAGAAGATAACCTTGGTTTATTGCTTAGATCAGGCGGCACTATGACGGGTGTTATCTTGGCTGATGATGCGTCAGGAGCGAGTACACCAGCTATTGCTTTTGATGGAGATGCAGATACAGGACTATTTAGAAAATCAGCAAACACAATTGGATTATCAACTGCTGGAACAGAGAGAGCAATTGTTGATAGTAATGGCTTAACGATCCAAGCACAGGGAGATATAAGACTCGCAGATTCAGATAGCAGTCATTATGTAGCATTGCAAGCTGCTTCTACTGTTAGCTCAAACCTTACTTTTACACTTCCTTCTGCTGATGGGTCGAGTGGGCAGATGATCCAAACCAATGGATCTGGAGTTCTTAGTTTTACTTCTGTTCAAGGTGTTCCATCTGGTGCTGTTTTTTGTATAGCAGTTGCAACTGTTCCCTCTGATTATTTGGAATGTAACGGGGCAGCAGTTAGTCGCACAACTTATGCAGCTTTGTTTGCTGTCGTTGGAACGGCTTACGGTGCAGGAAATGGAAGTTCAACTTTCAACCTGCCAGATTTAAGGGGTGAATTTATAAGAGGTTTTGATAATGGTAAAGGTACTGACTCAGGAAGATCAATTGCAACTTCTCAGGCAGAATTAACAAAAGCACATGGTCACAGTGCAACAGGTTCAAGTGCCTCAACTGGAGCGCACAACCACTCTTTCACTGCATCAAATAGAGCAGGTGATGAGGATGGTTGGAGTAATAGCAATAAAGCCTTTATTGGCGATAACGATGGGGCACGTTTTACAGTGGCAGAAGATTCAGGTAAGATTTTTGATAACAGTGATCACAGTCATACAATAACGGTATCTGTTAGTGACAGCAGTGGAGCAGAGACAAGACCACGTAACATAGCAATGATGTACGTCATCAAAACGTAAATGGCAAACCGTAAAATTTCAGAATTTACAGCCTTAACAGCTCCAGTATCTAGTGATGTTTTTGCTGTTCTTGATGTAAGTGCTAGTGGAGCAGAAGTTAATAAAAAGATTACTTATGCAAATGTCTTAAGTAAAGCACCAGATGGCAGTGCAGGATCTCCAGCATTTAGTTTTAGTTCAGATACAAATTCAGGAATTAGTGGCGGTTCAGATACTCTTGTTTTTAGTACTGCTGGAACGGCACGACTAACAATTTTAAATGCAGGATTAGTTTTAGAAGGCAATCTTGACTTGTCTTCGGAAATAAACTTAATGAGTGGAACGACAAATGCTAATAGATATATTGATTCTTCATTAGGTGATGGAGAAGGGTTACATCTTAGATCAACACAAGGAGGTGATCTAAACCATGAAAATATGGCTATATTCTATAGGCACGGAGCCAGTAAACTTTTTCATGATAATCATGAAGTCTTCTCAACAACAGCCGATGGTATTCAAACATCAACCGCTTCTGGAGAAGGAAGTATATACATAAAAGGTGGAGAAGGTGGTTCAAGTGCTTTATATTTTCATGCAGATCAAGCAGATGATAATAATGATCAATACAGAATAATTGCTACAGATAATGGTTCTATATCTCTTCAAAATTATGCGTCTGGTGCATGGGAAAACAATTTAAAAGCTACTGGCAACGGCTCCGTAGACATCTATTATGACAATGGCAATACCCCAAAGCTTTCGACGACGAGCTACGGAACATTATTTACAGGTAATAGTAAATGGGGAGACAATGGTAAGGCTGTATTTGGGGATAGCGCTGATCTTATGATCTTTCACGATACCTCGAATAGCTTTCTACAGCATACTGGTACGGGTGATTTAATATTTTATGGAACAGCGGAATCAATGCGTATTAATACTTCTCAACAAGTTGTATTAATTGGAGAAACTTCTGTCTACTCAGACGGAACAATGGGTAAAGGGGTGCTTCAATGGGGAGGTAAGAATGGGTCAAGAGTTGGCGCGCAGGCTAATCAAAATAGTACAAACCAAACTGCTGCTATAGGTTTTTCCAACCCAAACGGTCATTGTGGAAGTATTGAGACAAGTGGAACTGCGACTATATACAATACGAGTTCTGATTATAGATTAAAAGAAAATCAAGTTGCTATATCTGATGGAATAACAAGATTAAAAAATCTAAAACCATATTGTTTTAATTTTAAAACAGCTCCTAGTGAGACTGTTGATGGTTTCTTTGCACATGAAGTCCAAACAGTTGTACCTCAAGCGGTTACAGGAACTAAAGATGCAACAACGAATATTTTATATAATGCAGAGGATTCAGAAAAAGGAAACATACCCTCTGGTAAAAATATTGGAGATGTAAAAGAAACAGTTCCAGTTATTCAAGGTATGGACCCATCAAAATTAATTCCTTTATTAACGGCAGCACTGCAAGAGGCAATAACTAAAATAGAAGTATTGGAAATACAAGTGGCCTCATTAACAGGCTAATTTCTTAGGTTTTTTATTAATCAAAATGGTAATAAAAACATGGCAAGTTAACACGATGAAAAGGTCACTAACAGATGGCTATGTTTCTAAAGTCATATATCGTGTTGATGGTGCTAGTGATACTTATAAGTTCAGGACTACTGGAGAAGTAGGTTTACCAAGACCTTCTAGTCTTGTACCTTATGCTGACCTTACAGAATCACAAGTATTAACTTGGGTTAAGGCAAGAATTGAAGAATTAAATAAAGTTGATTCTAAAAACCCTTCTGTAGCACAAATTGAGGCAATAGTTGAGAATGGTGTTAATGAACAGAAAACATTAACAACAGGAACGGGTAAACCTTGGAGTTGAATTATGTTCCGTAAGATCGTTGATGCTGCTGCTGTCGAATCTGAAATTGACACTGCTTTAACTCCTGCTACAACTAGTGTTGAAAAACCTTGGTCTTAATCTTATGAATGACATAATTGAAACTCTTGTTGAAGAATATCAACAAAAAATAGAAATTGAAAAGCAAAATCTTCAAAAAATTGAAGAATCTAAAATTTTAACTATGCGGAATATTGATCGTATAGAAGGTGCTTTACTTGGTGTAAAAGATGCACAAGCTAAATTAGTTTCGTCTGCTGCTGCTGAATCTGAACTTGCCCTAGAAAATACAGAAGAAGCAGAGGCATAAGCCCAATAGCTAAAATTAAGCTAGACTAAGTAAAAATATTTAGCTAGATGGCAATAGAACCTGGAACGTATGACATGAAGATCCAACGAAGATCGGATCATAGTGAGAATTTTGAGGCAGTAGTAAAAGCAACTAACGCTGCTATTAATTTGACAGGTTACACATTAACTTCGCAGGTTTGGGATTCAGGTCGTACCACTAAAGCGGCTGATGCAACGATGACTATTACCAATGCAGCAGGAGGATTATTCACTTGGAAGGTAACGGATACTCAAACAACAACTTTTACTGCTAACGAATATAAATACGATATTTTATTTACGAATGGATCAGGTGATAAGGAATACTGGATTGAGGGTACAATTTATATGGATGAGGGGTACACAGCATGACATCAGTTAACGTCACCACTAATAAGAATATAATCACTGTTCAAGAAGGTGACACCACAATAGTTAAAGTCGCAACTCAAGGACCACAAGGCGCAACAGGTGCCACTGGTCCTAGTGGTGGCATAACTGTTAGTGATTCAGCTAAAGTAGATAAAAGCGTTATTTATTATGACTCGTCGTCTGGTCAATATAAGGCTGATTCGACTTGGACAACTAGCACCTTGGTCTTTGGAGGCTCCTTTTAATCATGGCTAACACAATCAGAATTAAGAAAAGAGCTTCATCAGGTTCAACTGGTGCCCCATCAACATTAGCTCCTTCAGAATTAGCTTTTAATGAAAATACAAGTGATTTAAAACTGTATTATGGTTATGGAGATAATGGATCGGGAGAAGCAAGTTCAATTATTGCTGTAGGTGGTTCGGGTGCTTTTTGGAACAAGACTGATACAAGAACAGCAAATACAATCCTTAGTGGTCCAACAACAGGAAGTGCTGCGGCACCTACATTTAGGTCGCTTGTTGTCGCTGACATACCAACGTTAACGGCATCGAAGGTTAGTGATTTTGATACACAGGTAAGGACAAGTCGATTAGATCAGATGGCAGCAGCCACATCTGTTATTTCAGGTGTAACGCCAGTCTCCGATGCTAATTTTGCGACAAAGGGGTATGTAGACAGCACCAGTGAAGGACTTGACGTAAAACAATCTGTAAAAGTTTCAACGACAGCAAACATCACACTTGCAAATACGCAAACTGTAGATGGTGTCTCTTTAGCAGCTAATGATCGAGTGCTCGTTAAAGATCAGAGTACAAGTAGTCAGAATGGACTGTATAAGGTTGTCGATGGTGGAAGTTGGACGAGAACAGATGACCTTGCTACTGGGGCTGATGCTGCTGGTGCGTTTACCTTTGTAGAGCAAGGTTCAACTAATGCTGATATTGGTTTTGTTTGTACTTCTAATACTGGGAGTGCAGTTGTTGGGACAAACGACTTAGCTTTCAGTACATTTTCTTCTTCTGGAAATGTTACTGCTGGTAATGGTTTAGATAAATCTGGAAATCAAATAAGCCTTGATTTAAAAGCAAATGGTGGTTGTGTAATTGAATCGACAGAACTTGCAGTCGATTTATCAGCTTCTAGCATTACTGGAACGCTTGCTGTAGGAGACGGAGGAACAGGAGCAACTTCAGCTAGTGCTGCTCGGACTGCTCTTGGTTTAGCAATCGGTACAAACGTACAGGCTTATGACTCTGATCTTGATGCTCTTTCAAGTTGTCAATCTGGAGCTGCTTCAGCTTTGGCCTTACTGACTTCGACAGAGGTAGGGATATTAGATGGGGCTACAGTTACTACAACAGAATTAAATCTTCTTGACGGTGTAACAGCTACCACAACTGAATTGAATTATGTAGATGGAGTTACTTCTGCTATTCAGACTCAGTTAGACGCAAAACAAGCTTCCGATGCTGATCTAACTGCTCTATCTTCTTGTCAAACAGGTGGTGCAGCAGCATTAGCAGCTCTTACCTCAACGGAAATAGAAATTCTTGACGGTGCAACCGTAACGACCACCGAATTGAATACCTGTTGCGATGGTGGAACGTCAGCTACTTCGACAACCTTGGCGACTGCTGATCGAATGGTGATTAATGATGCAGGGACAATGGTTCAAGTTGCTTTATCTGATCTTGTTACTTTCCTTGAAAACGGATCTGTTTCAGGGTTTGAACTAGATGGAGGTACTTTCTAATTTATGGCAAATGTAATTAAATTAA